GTATCCAGGATGTTAGGTTCTGGATGCGCCCAATCAATTGTGAATAAATATTCGCCATGAATAAATTTTTTATCCTTCCCTAAATATCTACAACGTTGTCCAATTAAAAAATCAAAAGTGCTAACAGCAGGATAATAACTAAATGAATTCCACAACTCAAGATCTTCGAGATCGGGACGTTCCATCTGTGCGCTATGCACATCACCGCCGTTTCCTCTTTGAAGAAAAGCACTGATAGGAAGCCTCCAATATATTGCACCATTCGTAAGTAAAGCATGAAATAAGATTGCACGCCCTGGAATGCTTGCAATACCAATAACCACACAATCTTCAGTTTCGCCTTGATGTTCTCGTAAGTCATAAAGATACTCCCTTCTTATTTTACAATAAATCGGTGGTATGTTTGCATTTAAATAAGACATAATCAACCATAAATATCACCCCATGTTTTGCCGCTTTCGTAATCTACTTTGTTGGGTATTTCCAAAGTAACAGCATTTTCCATTATTTTTACAATCTTTTTTGCTTGATTGTCGTCTGTAACAGAAATATCTAACTCATCATGAATTTGTATGTGAGGTATAATTCCTTCTTTATACAAATCTAACATTGCTTTCTTAGTCATATCAGCTGCAGAACCTTGAATCAATTTGTTTAAAGCCTTGTAAGTCATAGCTCTTTTTATTTTTGGTTTTATATTTTCTTTTATTGCTGCAGGATACATATCCTTCCATTCTTTTATAAACTGAGCTTCTGCTTCTTCTCTCGTGTTAAATATAGGATTCATAATACCACGTTTAAATATATCTGCTTCCCATTTATTAAATCTACATTGTCTTCCTAAAAGTGTTTTAATTGATCCTGTTTCACTGTCATTTACCATATTTATAGTAGCACTCATTAATTGTTTTACGAATGGAACGTTTTCATGATATTGATTAAATAATTCTTCAGCTTCACTTTTTGTTGATAAACCTAATTCTGCTTGAAGTTTAGCTTTTCCCATTCCATAAAATAAACCAAGATTAATTGTTTTAGCTTGATCTCTAGAAATGTTTGCCATTTCTGCAACAATTTTATGAAAGTCTACATTATTTTTTTTGTATTCTTCTATAATATTTATTATAGAGGCATCACCTTTAATTAAATCATTCTCTGCTGCAAAATGAACAACCAACCTTGGTTCTTGTTGAGAATAATCAAAACAACCCCATTTATGGTCAATTTCTGGTAAGAATAAGGATCTTATCATAGGTCCTAGATCTTTATTTCTTGCAGGAATTTGTTGTAAATTTGGATTAGCATAAGAAAATCTACCGGTAACAGTTCCACCTTGATCTGATCTTATTGGATTAATGTCTGCGTGTATTCTACCTTTGTGTTCAAATCTTAAAATAGTATCAATAAAAGTTGTGTGCGTTTTATTTATTTCTCTTGCTTTAGCAATCATTTGGACTATAGGGTCTGGATGTTCCTGTAAAAAATTTTTAGTAAAGGAGGGTGCTTTTGATCTTTCGGTTTTTTCGTAATGTAAATCACGTTTATCAAAAATTTCTGCAATGCTTCTTGCTGCCCAAATCTGCGGTTCTATCCCTGTTTCTCGTTTTATTTTTAATAATAATTCATTCTCTTGTTTTACTAATTTTTGTTTTAATTCTTGTGCTTGGTCTATATCAACTCTTACACCTTTAAATTTCATATCTATTAAACATGGAAATAAATCTGTCTCTAAATTAAATATCTTATTTAAGTTGTGTAGTTCTATTTCTTTATTTAAAACTGTGTATAATTCTAAAGTTAACTGTGCATCTTTCTCTGCATAATTACCTACATACATTGCCGGAAGTTTATACATTTCTGATTTAGGATCTATTCCCCAAGACTGTGCTGCCGCATTTAATGCAGTTTCATTTTTTGTTTTACCTAGTTTGTCAAATGCAATACTATTTAAAGTATACCAAAGTCTATTCTCATCAAGTAAAGATGCCATGACCATAGTATCAATTATTTTTCCATTAATTTTGACGCCCGCTGCTCGAAGCCAGCATACGTCATACATTGCATTGTGAAATATTTTAGTATTAGGCGCAGAACAAACTTCTTTTATCCAAGACATAACTTTATTATTATCTAAATTACCACCACCTTCATGTGCAATTGGATAATAAGCAGACCACCCTTCAACAGATACAGCAATACCAACAATGTTACCGTTGCCTCGTATAGCACCCGATCCCATTGATTTAAGTTCCGGGTCTTTTGTTTCTAAGTCAATAGCGATATGACTGTAACCTTTTAAATTTGGAAAATTTTCAGGACAAATCCATTCTTTCTCTGCTTCGTACATCATTTATAATATCATAATTAAATAACAAAGTACACACATGCAGGTTAACAATCCCATGTGAAATACCATTTTTTTTCTTCCTCTAAACATTATAGTCTCTATCTATTATCATTTCTAAATAATGTATTGCTTTAAGAATATCTTCTTTACCACCTTTTAATTTATGCCGGCATATGTATTTAATTGCATTACCTTCTGCAAATTCTAATTTATTTTTATTTATAAAAACAGAAGGCTGTATGGTCATTTTTTTATAATGTTTACCCCCTACTTGTTTGTAAAACGTTTTGTTAGTCATCTTATTATTTCTCCTATTCTATAGTGATGTTTGTTTAAAGAACGCATAATGTATAAGTTCTCTTTTGTTCTTGTTACACCTACGAAAAAAACTCTGTATTCTGCATCGGGATGTTTCAATGCTCTAATACGAATTTTATTATTTATACAAGGATATAGAATAACATTATCGCATTCCTCTCCCTTTACACCATGTATCGTAGATACTTTAATTCTTGGTTCTAAAAATAAATCTTCCCCATTTTCTAATAATTTTTTTATATAAGATTTTATATTCCTATTAAAATCTAACTGTTCCCAATCTCCTTCAATTAACAACCCATGTTTTTCTTTTAAATCTTTAAGACTAACAAACTCTACATCCTCAATAGATTTACCATTAGCATGATTTTTTAAAAAATGACCTAGTCTAATATTTAAAGCTTCTTTATACAAAGACCTTGCATCTTCAGCAGAGACAACTTCTCCTTTGTTTAATCTAACCCACGTTTTATAAACGTCTAAAATTTTGTCAGGTAAATGTGTATTTTTTTTAGATATAAACCTTATCCCTAACATAATTAAATGAGCTTTTATTGGATCTAACATCACATTTGTTCTTGTTAAAATCATCCAATTTCCTGTAGAAAAATCCATAGATTCTATTCTTTCATTCCAATGAACTGAACCATCTGCATCTCGTGGAGACCATTCTTTTGGTCTTCTGTCTTTAATTTTATCCAAAATATTCATAGCAACTTTATAAACTTCTCTAGGAACCCTTCTTGATTGAGTTCTTGCATCTGTTTTACCTTCTAATTTTATAAATATGTTTGGATCAGCACCTTGAAAATCGTAAATAGTTTGATCGTCATCCCCTGCAACGTATGATCGCTTACATCTTGATTCAATGTATTTGAACATATCCCATTGCAGAGGATTTAGATCCTGTGCTTCATCAAGAAAAACTATGTCAAGTGGGGGACATTTGTCTTTCTCAATAAACTGTTTTATCATATCAACGTACTCAAACATTCCAGTACTTTTTTTAAATTTATTTAAATCTAAACAAACTTGTTCTGTTATGTATAAATTTAAACTATGTTGAAGATTTAACTCTATAGCCGATTGCGATAAATTTATTTTTTTATTTCTTGAATATTCAATAACTTTCATATGATCATTTTTGTGAGTCATATATCCTGTTTCTGAATCTGGTTTACTATCAAAATCCATATTTGCACAAATTTGAGAATAGTTTTTAAACATTTTCCATTTTTTTCCTTCTAACAATTTATTAGTTGCATCCATTCCTACCTCTTTTCTACCCATAGAATGCATAGTAGATACATAAGGAAAATCTTTTCGCATATCATAATTAGGAAAAAATTTTAAAATTCTTTTCTTTGCTTCTTTTGTGGCGG